TTGCACTATCATAGACCGCTCCATGTCTTCCTATCTGGTTCCTCTCAAGGCCATCCCACGTGTACTTTTTCAAGGAACGATCTTCGACGGTGAGCTGACCGTGGACAAGCACGGCAAGAAGTGTTTCATACTTTTTGACGCAGTGGTTGTCAGCGGCGTGACTGTTTCGCAATTGGACTTGAGTTCGAGGCTTGTCGCAATGCGGAGGGGCCTGAAGGATTTCAAGATGCATCCACAAGATCCTGTGGAACTCCGTATGAAGTCGTGGTCTGAGCTCAGCGACGTATCCGCAGCCAAAGCCAAGATCGCAGAAGCGTCGAATATTTACCACACTGACGGCGTTGTTCTGGTTTCTAAGGAAGATCCTGTGTTCTACGGCAGGAACTTTGATTTCTTCAAATTGAAGCCCCGAGGCACGCATACGGTTGATTTCATCGTGATGGACCATGTTGGTACAATTGGCGTGTATGATTCAAGGAGCAAGCGAGACTTAGCGATAGGGAAAGTGTCCGGTAACTACCCTATCGGGGCCATCGTCGAGTGTGAGATTGTCAACAATGTCTGGAATGTTGTATGCGTGAGGGTAGATAAGAAACAGAGCAATGATATTCTTACCTATGAAAAAACGTTGTTGAATATCAGAGAAAACATTACCGTGAATGAACTTTTCGATTTGTTTAATCCTATCTAAAACATACGAGATGTCATTTTGTTTATAAAATGAGTTCTCATATTGACAAATGATGCATAAATAAGATGTTACTCGTGTAAAATCAGATAATGGGATATATTTACATGCTCAAGAATAAAATAAATGGAAAAATTTACATCGGTCAAACTATTAGGCCCATACAAAAACGATTTGATAAACATCAACACAAAAGTAGTAGATGCCGAGCTATTTATAATGCCATCCTAAAATATGGGTGGGGCAACTTCGAGAAAGATTGGTACGAATGTCCCGATGAAGATTTGAACTTTGATGAGGAGCTCCTGGTGAGAGAGATGGGCACGCTTTCACCCGATGGGTACAATCTCAAGGAAGGTGGCGGAAGTCGTGGGAAATATAGCGAGGAAACTAAGCAAAAGATGAGCGAATCAAATCGAGGCGAGAAGAACATCTGGTATGGGAAAACTCACACTGAGGAAACTAAGCAAAAGATGCGCGAAGCACAACGAGGTGAAAAACACCCTATGTATGGAAAAACAGTGAGTGAACAAACAAAACAGAAATTGAGCGAGGCACGGCGAGGCGAGAAGAATCATATGTATGGAAAAACCGGCGAGAAGAATCATTGTTCAAAAAAAATTTATCAGCATGATCTAGAAGGAAATTTACTTGGATCATTTGGGTCGATCTGGGAAGCTTCACGACATCTAAATATAAAAGACAGTTCGAATATCACCAAGTGTGCTCGTGGTAAACTTAAAACAGCGTATGGTTTCAAGTGGTCGTACGACCCACCCTCAACCTGATTCAGTCTTTAAAACTTTTTCTTATACAGAAGAAGCATAGCGTCTTTCTGGATCAGTGTGTTCAGATCAAAAATCCTTGTACATTTAGAGTCATCAAAAAGGTTCCACTGTCCGGCGTTAGCACCCATCGTCACCCAATGCCCCCCAGCGTGATTTCCAGCATGTAACATGACAGCAAACAGTATGTAATCAACATCCCCTACAGACATCGAAGTTTCATAGTGAACGAAATTTTTATCGGCAGACTTCTGAAAGATAACAGGCAGGATCAAAGGCAATTTGGTGAATTCGCGAGTAATGCCGGTGTCCTCATCATGTAGGTAATCTTCTATTCCCGCGGCAACCGATGGCTTCGAGAGCGTAAGCGCAGAAAAGTGCTCGTATGACGTTTCCTCTTTGTACACCCTTTTTGATTGACCGAGTAGAATATCCGACAGGAACGAGCTTTTTGTTTTATTAATGTGTTCGTTCCACGAGTTCAGGCAGCAACCCTCTGGAAGAGGAAGAGATTCCTTCGCGACAAAAGCTCCGTCAAGAGTTTCGATTATCTCCAAGAACGCTTCCGTTGCATCATACATTTTCTTTCCACCAAAGTTCCTGTTAATTTTCACGAATATCTCAAAAAGCGCGTCAATATTGATGACTTCTTCGTGTTTGAAAGTGCTCCAATATTCCCGCGCAATTCTCGAAAGTTCTGTTGCAAAGTCTGTTGAATTCTTGCGTTTCTTTACAAGGATCTTTGGGAAGATTTCATCGCTCCTGAGGAGATTAGAAATCTGCGGGATATGCAGAACGGCCTGGATCGCGGCATTAAACCAGCACTTATTCGAATTATTTTCGAAAGTAAGCATCTTGTTATTGCATTTATAGATTTTATTAAATTGATATTTAAAATTCGAGCGAATATTCCTTCTTCAAACTTCTAATGCAGCTATCAATGGATTGTGAGCACACCCCGACCTTTGTGGCGACCTCCTTTTTATCAAAGCTGATACATAACTGGAATAGGCAAATAACAATAATAGCTGACACGACGGTCCTTGGCTTTCTTCCAGAGTCGAAAGCATCCGAAAGTTTATCAATCATGTTCCACACGTTCTTCCTGAGCATCTTCATCGTATCGTTGTCAATATCCAGCATCGCAATAAATTGTTCCGCCATTGTGTGGTGTGCAGATGTGTTCCCATTGCTCGTGGACATATACTGGGAATCCGATAGATTTTCGCGGATGGATTTGATTCCGAAGTTCAGAAGTTTGATGTCCAATCCGCATACATTTGCGACGGTCCTGGCATCCCTCGCTGCGTGGTGAATTTTGCATGAAAAGTAAAACGCTGCTGCGATAAGGGCAATCTTTTTGCGTCCTGACAGTTTCACCTTGTCGTGATGCAACGAAGTGATGCTGATAGTAGTATCGAATATGACGTTCTCCTTCGGGATTTTGAAGGCGTTGCAAATAATCGTCACGACCTCTCTCCTGTCGCGCATGAGTCTCTCATCGGTCTCCATGAGAGATGCCTGCAGACGCTTTGACAATGCGCTCTTGTCGTCAATGTACGTAGAATACCCCTCGAGTCCGTGAAACCCGTTGTTGGATCCATCATCTCCATACGCATAGTCTGGGGTATCGTCCAAAACTTGTTCGACGACAACGCCGCACTGTTGGCACACTTCGTACGAAGACAATGAGTCAAAAATGTGATGATCGCTCGTACCACAGTAGCAAGTCCCAGGCTCGATTTGAGGGCGGGCAGACATGAACATGGCGAAAATATTATACATAAAAGCCCGTAAACGAAGTATATATACACTCGGAGCGACGATATGATTTGTTATTTGACCCTGGGCGAATAGTTTAACAGAATTAACGAATGACCCGCACGATGGGTGAATTTAACGTACTTCCCTCCGACTTGCTCGAAGCTCTCAGACAGTCATCGCGGTCGAACGTTCACGTATCCAACGAATACATGAGACTCGGAAGACCTTCCTATCACACAAACGGCAATCGCTTCTTCACATATGTATTGCAGTTGAGCAATAACAAGATTTACGTTGGCGACACGTCTAATATCTACTCCCGATTGATTTCGCATTTTGAGATGTCCGAAAGCTCGTCGGTGTGGGTTAAAACTCACGGGCCTGTGAAACGTATTTTGGAGATCACATACGATGCGCCAGCAGGGGCAGAGCGCGAACGCTTCATGGAGTATGCGAGTATCTTTGGTTTTGACAACGTTCGTGGAAGCTGTTGGTGCAGAGAGACGATGTCGAAACCGTTTGGGTTGGACGAGTTCAAGCGAGGACAAATGTCGCATAAATTCCTAAGCAGATCTGAAATTCATCAAGTAGAAAAGGACATTCGGGCTATCGTTTCTGAAATGATTACTTCGGGGTGAACAGCTTCTTCACATACACCTTCTTACCGTCTTGTTTCACGAACGTGCGGCCTTTGGTGTCTCTGAACACCTTGCGTTTCTTGGCATTCACCTTCTGTGTATTTATCGAGGGACTTGTTGCTGGTGCGGGTTTCTGCTGCACAGGTGATGATGCACGTTCATACCCGGCATTTAATCCACGGTCAAAACTTTCCACCATGCCACGGTCCCAGTGGTCATATACGTACTCTTGGTATTCCCGTGCTTTCCCGTCTTTCGCCCGCGCAATACGCACACCGTCAGCAAACGCCTGCGCCTCCGTTCTAGGTTTGCGAATAGACACACCGCGTTCTTTTTTCTGTGCTTTTGGGGGTTTCTCATCAAAGTCAATGTTCTTGCCCCACGTGCTACCAGCCAAAAACCCATCGGCAAACTCCTCTGCCAACTCGCGTGGCCATTGCGCGGCAACTTTAGATTTGTACTTCTTAATTTCCGCTTCGTCGGTGAATTTCTGCCCGACGCGCACGCCGTTATTATATGCATCCTGCGTCGTCTTGGCAATTTTAAATACATCATTTGGCACGGGAGAATTTATCTTCGGGGTGAACAGTTTCTTCACGAATACCTTCTTGTCGCCCTGTTTCACGTAGGTGCGCCCCTTAGAATTCCGGAATACCTTGCGCTTCTTCGCGTCCACCTTTTCGGTATTTATCATCGGACTTCTGCCTGGAGAAGCGGGGGCGATTTTCGGGGCAACCGCTGGGGCATTTTTCTTCGGAGTGAACAGCTTCTTCACGTACACCTTCTTACCGTTCTGTTCAACGTATGTGCGACCAGCGATATTCTTGTAAACTTTCCTGCCCTTGGCGTTTACTTTGTTCAGTCTATCGGCCGGGGCAAGCTTTTTTGGCGGTGGTGTTTTCGGCAATACGGGGAGCGTTTTAGACAATAATCTCGGAAGCGGTAAAGCCGGGGGGGTCGTGCGCTTTGGGGACGGTGATTTATACGGACTAGGACTTGGTTCGTCTGCCCAGTACTTACCATTCGCAGGGACCCATTGTTTACGGGGGGCCACGGGGCTCTGGCGGATTTCTCCGTTTTCCAGAGGGGACCCACGCATGCCAATGGGGATGCCCCATAACTTAGAACGTATACCTGGGAGTAATTTTGTACCCCCACGAGGGATGTCATTGTAAATCCCCCTCAAGGATTTGTAATCCGGGTTATACCATGTGTAATCACGCCCTTTCATAAGGCGATTTGAGTAATCGACCACCGTTTGCGTTCCGTTCATTTTCCCTTCAGTCCACAGGTCTCCCAAACTCTTGTCGGATCCCGATTGAACCATCTGTTTGACGCCTTGTGAGATAAACGTAACAAACGATTCGGGCATTTTGGCTGCAAAACCAAAATCAATTAGTTTGACATTGCCTTTGTCGTCAGTCATAATGTTTTCGAGATGAAGGTCCCCATGAATGTACCCTGCGAGCCACAGCGCACACACGGCTTGCTCGGCGCGAGCGTAGAATTCTGCGGATATCCCTTTCATCTTCCTGATAGTAGTCACGCCTGCCGATCCCATGAGAGTTATGCATTCGTGAGTTTTATCCAACTTAGAAACGAATGACACATAAAATTCGGGGACGAAGTTTGATATACACGCAAGAGCGGACGAGCTACACCGCATGGTTGCTAATTTAGAATGCACCGTGTTCTCGTGCGCTGACTCTTCGAAGAATTCTTTGTCCGTTATGTTCTTTTTTTGTCTGACAACCTTTACCATGACAAAAGTGTTGATTGCAGGAAAACTCTCGAAGACCTTCACGCCACCAGCATTAAAAGCACGTTTGAGGTCTTCCATGAAATTTTTCGTCACCCGGCATCTATATATTTTGCCATATACACCACCCCCCACGCGCTCGCCGTAAGGAGTAGGGTCAAAACCAACCCCTGGCTTGTCGATTTTCATCCTAGCGGTTTCCTGCGCATCTGGGATGGCCTCAACGCGCAACGGAGTTTTTCTTTGAAGAATGCGCTTTGGAATTCGATGAGACTCAGGTTGTCCTGGACCGGGAGATAGGACGTATCGCGGCGACGACATTATTATGTAAAGGATATATTATTTATTACATATTGACAAATTGAAATATAAATATATCGCTTATTGTATCATAATCATATTTTGATACAACATGGGTAGTAAGCTGTTCGTCGTAGCACCGAGCACAAACCACACTCAGTTTGCTGGAATAGCACACTCACACGCAATTCGTGGTATTCACGGTCCCGCTATATTTTCTTTCCGCCAGCTTCCCCCGGCCGTTCATCTCGCTCAGGCTGTAGACCACAGGATGCTTTACAACCCGTTCGACACGTTCACAGAAGAGCTGATCGAGCCGTATGCGAATCTGTTTGTAGGTCAAAGCCTTGATATCAAGTACGAATTCGAACAACACGAGCCGCTGAGAAATGTTTTGATTGGTCACGTTGCAGAGGATGAGATGAGAAATTACGCACAGGCGACTCAGATATCCATCGTCGTGCTAAACCAGCAAAACGAGGAACTCATTATTTCGGACATTATTTCTCCGCCTCGCGACGTTCTGTATACCGCTAAATATCTAGAATATCTTTTCGAAGATAAGTGATCATTTAGCAAAATCATAGCCTTTCCTACCTCTCCAGTTTATTTTTGATTTCCCTATATGTTTCGGAATTAATTCTGGTAAGATAACTCTTTTATCTTTGGGAAATAAATCTCTGAACGTGTAATCACACACCGACGCGTCTTTGCTGTCCGGATACAATCTTGTTGGCGTCTGTGTGTATAATTGAAAAAACCCGCAATAGTCATTATTGTATATCATATTTGGGCTATTGTGATTTAAATATGTTATGGAATAGAAATCGTGGCGAAATTTTGAACTGTATAGTGTATCTGATTCCGTCTCTGGTATCATCTGTAAGAAATTCTCCGGTAATATAATATCAGAATCTATCAGTAAAACCAACGTTCCACACGGAATTCGTTGTTGCATCATCTTTATAGCACCGCCTTTATTAAAATATGCATCGTTTTCGTAAAAATCAAAAAAAACTAGCTCTATGTTCGGATGGCCATAGTCTCGTACGACTTTAATGGTTTCAAGGTCTTCCGGGTGGGTGATAATGTACCATCGTTCAAAGAAGGTATAATTGTGCGGAATAGTTATGTTTAAAAGATCGGCATATTTTGTGGATGTCGTAATAGCCACCGGAATCATATCAATATCATTATATTATTTCGTTTGCACGATACATGTCATATTCGTTCGCAATTTGAATGCTCAAGACGGCCCACTGCACATCTGACACATGCTCGTATGGTATACTTTTTTCAGGAGTCAAAGAAGTGTCAAAATAATTAGACACTATGTTCCCAATTTTAGAGTCCAGTGCGTATATCTGGTCGAGTGGTTTTACGGAGTGTAATAAACCGGCGACAACTGTTTTGATGTTCACATTCGAATACATGAGAAGTTTACACGTTCCGACAAGATGATCTAGAAACGGTCTTTTAGGATCTCTGAATCTATATCTGTTTTTGGAGAATTTTTCTGCTATCATATATGCCTTTTTTAGCAGTTCAATCTCGTCAGTTGTATAAAGTCTTTCTTTTGCGATGTCTAATAAAATATCCATATACTATATACAATGAAAAAAGTAACGATCGTGATGACCGTTCGCGAGAAATATTCGACGACGCTGCAAAGTATTCAGAGTCTCAAAGCGAATACTCCAGACGATCTGTATGATTTTATCATAGTCGACTGTGGAATTCCCGAAGATCTTTCCGGAATAGAAACCATTGTGACATCCGACACGACCAATCCGCAACTAAATAGAATTAAAGCTTCAAAACTTGTTAAAACCAAGTATACAATATTTCTGGACAACGACATTATGTTCGAACCAAACTGGTTACAAAACCTTTTACAATGTGCAGAGGAGACCAACGCGGGGGTCGTGGGACCGGCATATTTGTGGAATAAGGATAAGATTCATATGTATGGTGGGACTATAACAATCAAAGATGACGGAAGTTTCTATGAGACACATGCTCTTATAAACGAGCACAGGAGCGTGTTACACTCGCAGCTCAGGAAGAAGTGTGACTATATTGAATATCACTGTGTTCTCATCAAGACGAAACTGCGCCATTTGTTGGATCCCGAATACAGATGTGTTCACGAGCACATCGACTTGTGTTTATGTGCAAAACGAGATGGACACGAAATTTACATAGAGCCCACGTCGGTTGTCACGTATTTAAATAACACAAAGCTCAAAGACTGTGATATTTCTTTCTTTAAAGAACGCTGGGTTGGTGCAGATTGTGACCATGATATTGATTATTTTTGTAGAAAATGGGACTTTCCGAATACAACATTCGATGATATTCGGAGATTCGTAAAGTTTCACGCAAGAAAAATGATAAATCAATAATTAGGATCTAACTTACACTGTTTGTATCCTTTTCCCCAGCCATCGACCCAGTCGAGCCCCGTGTCGGTGGTTCCAGGTGGGCAGCTCCACCCCTTCCCGTCCCACATCCTCGTCGTCGTGGAAATAACATCTGTCTTCAACATGCACTGTTGGTAATCAACGTCCGGGTTTCCAGATTTGCCCCAATCGCGGCCGGTATCTTTCGCGGTGGAATAGCATCTCCAAGATCCGTCGATGTATTTTCGCGTAGTATATCCTTTGATGCATTTCTGATGGTCTGCGCCCTTGGAATTCGGTGTCGTACCATATGGACATCTTCCGTTGACTTTTGGGCCGAGGGAGCTCGTGAGGCATTGTTTGTCGTCATTTGTACCGTAATCTACGGTGCCGTCGGGACATATCCATACACCAGGTTTCACTTGTTGTCTCCAGGTGTATCTGGGGGCTTCTCCCGATACAAACTCTTTTGTGGTGTTTCCGCTCGTATGCTTGTCAGACTCGCGTGATTCTTTTACACGCTTGACTTCATCTGCCCAGTTTATGGAGAACTTTTCCTTTTTGGTCGCCAGAAACGTGACCAGAAGCACGAATACTAGTGCGACGAGCAGCATCATATTCGTCTTGCTCAGCAGCATGATATTATAATATTGTAATATATTATTATAATGCCCGTAAAATTGACCAAGTTAAAGAGCGGGACACATAAGTTCCAGGCGGTTTTTTTCGACAAGGAGGGGAAAAAGTTGAAAACGGTTCGCTTCGGCGCGAGAGGGTACGAAGATTACACGATTCACAAGGATAAAGAGCGCATGAAAAGGTATGTGGACCGGCACGAAAAGCGCGAGGATTGGACGCGTGCTGGAAAGTATTCACCTGGCTTCTGGTCGAGATGGTTGTTGTGGAGCGAACCATCTTTTACAGACGCGTTGAAGTTGACCGAAAGGAAGCTCGGGGACAAGATCACGTATACACGGTGATATTAGAAAGATACTCCTGAGACATATACCACATCAATCATGATGGTTCTGCGTTCAACCGTTGGCTCTCCGATGAACTTGAGCGTCCCCGGGGGCAACAGCACCTCAGTTTCCATCAACTTGTCAGTTTCGTGGGCCATTAGGAAGGTCTTGTGGTATTTTTTTTGTTCAGCAGCAAATCCTTGCAGAGAGGTCTCTGCATACGGTCGAGACGCGTTGATATATTTACTATTTTCGATTTTCATGAGTTCCGGAGTTCCTGCGAACCAAATCCACGGTACCCCACGTGGCACCCCACGCACGTTCAGACGGAACACTACAGTCTTCAAACCTCCACGGCCCGTCTTACGAGCGACTTGAAGTGCGGCATTTTTGTTACGACTGAACGCCAAGTATCCTTTGTCCTCCAACTTGCTTTTTTGGATCATATCGTCATAAGTCGTATTTGTAAACGCGGCCGCTCGGTACAAGGTCGGAAATTCAGATCCTGTCTCGATGTTTCGTATCTTTGGCGGCATGGCAGGACTTCTGAGCGCAAACTTCCGCATGTACTGCTCGATTGCCCAGTCGACTTGCACCGCGTGTTTGTAAGCGGGGTTATTCTTGAGATCTTCACCGCGGCGACGTAGTGCCTGGACTTCTACGTAGTCTCCACCCGCCCATCGCGCGACGAGTCGTTCGATTTCCCGTTTGGTGGGTTGGCGTGCAAATGGTATCTTTTTGGCCTTTACAACTGGCGCACCGGCCACCGACGGAACGGCTCTATTACCAGCATCCGTTAAAGTGTATAGACCTCCTCTGGCACCCTTGAACACCGTCCTGCCAAGAGCGTCCTTCTTGCCAGTGCTCACGTGTTTGTCTGGCATTTGTATATTATATATATATATTTTTTGGAGAAGTCGTTTGACCCTGGATATAAACGTGTATAAGTATTTCTATTTTTATTTATTTGGTTAATTAAATAAAAATGAACGCAAAACGTGTGAGCTTCAGCGATATCAACGAAATCCTAATAATCCCGTGTGTAGAGGGGACCAAGAAATTGATGACTCCTTGGAAGAAAGATTTGACTATATACTCGGACGAAGACTTGAAGGAACAGATACGCAAGAGAAAGGAGAACGCAATACGAGACGCCAAGAAACAATTCACAAATCTCGAAAAGAAATACAAGGAACTTCATCAGTATATACAAGAACTCGACGAAGAAGATGATGACTACTACGACGAGTATGAGTTGTATCACAACATGATGGAGGAAAACTTTTTCGAGCAAAGTGTCTTGACGAGGAAATTGTTAGCCCTGTTTACTGATAAATAGTATGTAAAAATTCTCTAAATAAAAAGTAATCGATTTGTAGTTATATGAGTTTCAACATTCGCGAGTTCGATGTGTCTACGATATCACCAGGAGCGATCGTCGGAGTTGTGGGAAGGCGTGGGAGTGGTAAATCTATCATCATCAAAGATTTGCTGTATTCCAAACGAGATATTCTACCATTTGGAGTGGTGATGAGCGGAACCGAGGCAGGAAACGGATATTTTGGAAAATTCATTCCAGAGGTTTTTGTGTATGAGGATTTCGACGGTCCGGCACTCGAGAAATTGCTTGAACGACAGAAAAAGGCCGCCAAGAAGGGAAATATGAAACGTGTCTTTGTAGTTCTCGATGATCTTGCATATGACTCAACAATCATGAAGAAGCCGGTATTGCGTTATATTTTCATGAACGGCAGGCACTTGAATATTTTTCTTATTTTTTCGAGTCAGTATGTTTCCGATCTGGGACCTCCTGCAATTCGTGCGAACATCGACATCCTTTTGGTGTGTCGTGAGGCAATTCAAGCCAACCGTTGGCGTTTGTACAATATGTTTTTCGGCTGTTTTGATACCTTCGAAGATTTCAACAAAGTCTTGAACGCATGTACGGAAAATTATGGCGTGCTTGTATTGGACAACACAAAAATTTCAAACAATATAGAAGAATGTGTGTACCACTGGAAAGCAAAGGTGAGAGACGACTTTAGGATGGGCGCGCGATGCTTTTGGAGGTTCTCGAAAGAACGCGCGAGAAAAGATGATTCTGATGAAGAAGAGTCGAATGGCGTAAAATTGTTAAAGGGAAGAAGATAGATTGCGTAAAATTTCATTATATTTAAAAATATATATTTCAACTATGGTATTCGCAAATCAGACTCTAGTTGAAATGCTCAGACTGTATTCTTCCATCATCGGTAATTCAACTCCGGAATGCGAAGCTGCGTTATTCGCAAACTTGAAACAAGAAGCAAACGCGTTAGAACCAGAGAGCATCACTTCTGATTCGATGACGGCCTACGAAGCCTTTCTTGTAGTGGAAAAGCTACATATGGGGAATGTGACCGTCCCACACTTGGATGTCGACGGTTATGATGACACTGTAATTGACCTGTCTACTTGGGATCCGCTTGCCCCCGTGGATGATACAGACCAATATCCCGGAGGGGAGTGTAATACCTCGTGGAGAGAGTTGCGTTATAAAAATAATACTGATAACACTGATGATGACGTCGCGGATGATATTACAAAGCTTTCCCTGAAATAGTTTACATATATATGAAAATAGAGTTTGTCGATACGGAAATATAATCATATCAACATGACCTCTCATTTATTGAAGCTAAATAATCTATATTTATACAAAATGCCATATAAAGATCCTGCAAAAGGCAGAGAGTGGAAAGTAAAATATGATGCAGGCTTGAAACAACATGCATATGAATCCATAACAGATGGTGAAATTATTGATCACCATAAATGGAACGCATGGTGTAAAGAGATTAAGCGTACTAATAATAAGCATCCATATTCTAAAGAGTTCACAAACGATGTCATGTTCAAAATGATGATTCAAGGATGCTTTTATTGTGGAGATATTGCCACAACGATCGATAGGGTAGATTCTACTCTCGACCATACAATATACAATTGTGTTGGCTGTTGTGAGGGG